AACGATTACCGACACCGAGTACGTCATTCCGAAGTTAATCGTACGAAATAAATCGCTATACGAGATTATTAGAATCGCGCTTACCTTGACGCAAAAGCAGACGGGCAAGCGTTTTTTAATTGGAAATACGGGCGGAAAGCTAACGTTAATGAAACTCGGCGCAACTACTTCGAAATGGATCATCGATAGTTATACGAATCTAACAAACGCTAGATACTCGCAATCTATCGAGGATACAAAGACGCAAGTTAAAGTAACGGGCGGAACGGAGAAAACTCCGATAGAAGTTACGGTTAAAAACGATAGCCTATCGAAGCAATATGGCGTTATGCAGTACGTTGAAGAAATGGACGAAAAGGCTAAACGTTCGCAAATCGAGCAGCGTGCGAAGTCCTTGCTTAGCGAAATGGGCGTAATCAACGACCAAGCGACGGTCGAAGCGATAGGCATTGACGAAGTTATCTCGGCTACTTCGATATATGTTCGCGAGCCTATGACGAAGATTCTTGGCGGATTCTACGTAAGCTCTGATTCCCATCATTACGAAAATGGCGCGCATACAATGTCGCTAGAAATTAGCGCAACGTATGATTTACCGCCAATCGAAATAGAAGCGGAGGTGCTTGGTAAATGAGTCGTTTAGAAGGAAACGGAGCTTCGCGCTTTATTCAGTTAATGCGGACTCATGGCGCTAACGATTCGATTAAGGTCGAACTAGCGACGATAACCGCAGCGCCTCCGCAAATAAAACTTAAAATTGACGGAATGAAATTCGAACTTGAAGCGGACGACTTCGAGGTTTCCGAATACTTAACGAAACATACTCGCCAAATCAAAATAAACGGCGGAGTTACGCAGTCGCTCGAATTTCAAGACGAATTAACAGTCGGCGACCGTGTAGTCGTTATTTCGGCGAACAATGATCAACGATATTACGTAATAGATAAGGCGGTGAGTTACGATGGCGCTTAGTCCGTTAACACCGATTGAGGACGATGAAAGTAGAGTTATATCGGTTAGTGATAGCGTTAGCCCTACGAAAACATACGAATTAAAAGACGGATATATCGGCGGATTTATCGACGGTGATTCCGCAATCCAACAAACGGTAGCAAAAGCCCTTCGAACGGCTCGCTATCGTTTTTTAGTTTATGACGATGATTACGGCTCGGAAATCGAGGATTTAATCGCGCAACAGTTACCGATGGAATTACTCGAATTAGAGATTCCGCGAGTAATCAAGGACGCGTTAACTATTGACGACCGCATTTCTGACGTAGTTGATTTCGTCATATCACAAGAAGGGGACGCGCTATATGTAACGTTTAAGGTCGTTACGGTCAATGGTGACGAACTTAACGGGGAGGTGACGATTTAATGACGAGATACGAAGGAAATACGAAAGACTTTTTATTACAACGAATGCTTGATAACGCGCCTTCTGATGTAGATAAGCGCGAAGGTTCCGTAACTTACGATATGCTTTCGCCTTCTGCGATTGAGTTAGCTCAAGCTTATATCGAACTTGATAACGTCCTAGCTTTCGGATTCGTTTCCGATAGCACGCCTTCGGAATATGTCGACTTGCGTGCGGGCGAAATCGGATTAACGCGAAAGCCTTCGGTTAAAGCGACGGGCCAAGTAACGTTTAGCGGAGTAAATGGGACGTTTATTGACGTAGGTACGCGAGTTTCAACGGACGGCGCTTCGCCTGTTTATTTCGTAACAACGGCAGCAGGCACGATAGCGAGCGGAACAGTAACGGTTAACGCAGAAGCTGAAGTCGGAGGAATAAGCGGAAATGCAGTCGCAAGCTCAATTACGTTAGTTCTCGGCAACTTATCGGGCGTTGTAACGGTTAATAATGCGCTTCCGTTTACTGGCGGAATCGATACGGAATCAGACGCTAGCTTAATCGAGCGCTATTTCGAAAAGGTCCAAGAGCCTGCAACTAGCGGAAATGCTAACGAATATAAGCAATGGGCGAAATCAGTCGCGGGAATCGGTGACGCGAAAGTTTATCCGTTATGGAACGGAAATGGCACGGTCAAGGTCGTTCTGCTCGACGAAAATAAGCGTGCGCCAGTTTCAGGTATTGTAACGAGCACTAACGATTATATCGCGTCAGTTCGACCGATAGGCGCAACGGTTACGGTCGTTGGAGCTACGGAAGTATCTATTAATGTTACCGCAACGTTAACGCTAGCAAGTGGCGCAACCTTAGCGTCGGCTAAGGCGGACTTCGAAGCGGGATTAACAGAGTACCTTAAAACGCTAGCATTCGTCGACCCTATCGTCCGTTATTCGAAGATTGCTTCGGTGCTACTCGATACGCCTGCTATTCTCGATTATTCGGGCTTAACTGTTAACGGAGGTACGGCGAACATCTCTATCGCCGACGGAAGTGTAGCGATTAAAGGGAGCGTGACGTTATCGTGAAGCCATTAGGGACGGACATTGAGCGTAACATTGAGACGGATATGCTCGGATATTTGCCAGGCGAATATTCGGAGTATCGCGAATCAGTCGCAATTATTCATTCGGAAGCGGTCGAACTTGAATCATTAAATGGAGAGATAGCGGATGTCTTAGCGCAGTTTTATATCGATACGGCTACGTGGGGGCTTGCGAATTGGGAGCGCGTTTGCGGACTAACGACCGATGAAACAAAGCCTTACGACCAACGCCGAAGCGTAATCAAATCGAAGCTTCGCGGAGTTGGAACGGTAACGGTCGATATGATTAAGAACGTGGCAGGCGCTTATGCAGGCGGAGAGATTGACGTAACGGAGGACAATGCGCATTACACCGTTAACGTTAAATTCGTAGGCGAGCGCGGAATCCCCGCCAATCTCGACGACTGCAAGAACGCCCTTCGCGACATTATTCCGGCTCATTTAGCGATTAACTATATCTTCACGTATACGACTTTCGGCGAACTAACTTCGTACGCCGAGACATTCGGATCATTAACGGCTAAAGGGCTTACGTTCGATACGTTAAGCAGATATAAAGAATAGCGTAGCAAGAAAGGAGCGGATTAAATGGCAACTACGCCAAGATTAGGCATTACGTTACCAACGGATACGACGAATGTAACGACGCAATTTTTCGTAGATAGATATACGGAAATTGATAATGGCGCAGAAACGCCCGCAGGAGCGCAGGCGAAAGCAAATACTGCGGAGAGTAACGCTAAATCATACGCAGATTCAAAATTTGCTGCGGTTACTTACCCGGTAACAAGCGTTAATAGTAAAACAGGAGCGGTTAGTTTAACGGCAAGCGATGTAGGAGCTGAAACGACTTCAGGCGCGCAAACGAAAGCAAATACCGCAGAATCTAACGCGAAAACGTACTCAGATACGCAATTAACTTCGCATAGTTCGGATTTTATTAAACATCCGGGATATGGGATTACGACAGGTTCGGCTAATATTTACGCGGTTACTTTATCGCCCGCACCTACAGGTTATGTTGACGGAATGGCAGTTTCTGTTCGTATTAATATCGACAGTTCCGCGGCTTCAACGCTTAACGTAAACGGTTTAGGTGCAAAAGGATTAAAGAAAGCGAATGGGACCGATATTACGAATCTTAAAGCAAACGGTGTTTACACTTTCCGTTATAATTCTTCTACCGGAAATTTTATCGTACAGGGTGAAGGAGCGTCCGGTAACGCGTTGGCATCCGATCTTCTCTCTGGCAAAACAGCTTCAACGGATGCAGGCGATATTACTGGAACGATGGTGAATAACGGAGCAGTAACGATAACGCCGAGCGCAAGTTCTCAATCAATACCTGCGGGATACCATAACGGTAGCGGAACGGTGCCTGCGGTCACAGTACCCGCAGCAAACGTTTTAACCGGGACTACAATCGCAGGTACGGCGGGAACAATGCCGAACAATGGAGCGGTTACTATTACGCCAGGAACTACGAACCAAACGATAGCAGCCGGCTACCATAACGGAAGTGGAGTTGTTAATGGTGACGCAGATTTAATCGCTTCTAATATTAAAAGTGGCGTTAATATATTCGGAGTAGTTGGTACGGTAGACATAGCGAGTTTAGGCGGAAAAAGATACGCAACAGGAACGGCGGTCGCTACTTCATTTAATTCTGCATTTACTTACATTAATGGAACTACTGTAAATCAGTTTTCTATAACTGTATCCGGGTTAACTTTTAAACCTTCGTTAATCTACGCTTTTGTAAACCAATCAGGCGTAACTGCAATCGCGGTTTATTCGGAATACGCAAATGATGTTTACCCAAAAGCCGTTAAAGTGACTAATGGTGGTTTCAATAGTTCTAACTTCACAAGTACAGTCGCACAACACATTAAAGGGGATGTCGCACCTGCTAGTATTACAAGTACTGGATTTACTATTCCAGTTTCGCAAACTAACCAAACTTACACATGGATTGCGATTGAATAGGAGGGAGTAAAAATGCAAGTAGGACGTAGAATTTATTTCGATAAAACTACGGGTAATGTCATTAAGGATAAAGGCGAATTACAAGGCGCGGTAGTTGCAACAACAATCGAAGACGACATCGTTGTATTTAAAGAATTATCTGAACGCAACCGAAACACTTTCGACTATATCGAACTAGCTTTCGGAGACCACGCGCAAGACTTCGCCGAATGTAACGGATATCGCGTAAACGTTGCGAATAAAACGCTAGAATTTTCGTATCCCGATCCGAACGAACCGACTGCTCCGCCAGTTTATCAGAAACCATTATCGGAGCAAGTTTCGGCGCTATCGGAGCAACTTAAATCGGCGGACGAAAAGTATCGCGAACTTAACGTTACTTCGACGGACTTAACTACGCTCAAATCCGCAAAAATGTCGCAACTAGAAGAAGCGTGTTCTAGCGCAATTACGAACGGATTCGATTTTACGGTCGGAGGAACATCGTATAAATTTTCGTGCTCACTCGAAGCGCAAGCGAACTTTCAAGGCGCAGATACGCTATTCAAGGACGGCTCAATAACGGAAGCCGAGTGGACTGTCGTAAATAATTCGAACGGAAAAATCGAACGCGTTGCGTTAGACATGACGACATTTAATTCGATTAAATTGCAAGTCTTTTCGCATATTAATTCGAAGATAAGCCGACTAAGAAATACGCTTCAGCCGTTAGTCGAATCGGCGACAACTAACGCAGATGTCGACGCGGTAGTTTGGTAGGCGAAGATGAAGCGCTATATATGGAACGTACTTATCGCAATTGATCAGCTTTTTAACGCAGTTCTCGGGGGCGACGCAGACGAAACGATGTCCTCGCGAATGGGTAAGCGTGTTATCCGAAAGGACTGCCGTTTTTGCAAATTCGTGTGCGGAATTCTAAACGTTTTCGAAAAAGACCATTGTTTTAAATCGATAGAAAGAGACGAAGGTGAGCCGATGCCATAGCGCTAGCCCTTCAGAAAGGAGCGTAGAAATGCCCGAAAAAGACGAATTAATTACGGAACTCCTTAAGCAAGCGCTAGATATCCGCGAATGGTTAGCGCGATTAGACACGAAGATTGACCAATTAAACGAAATCAAACGCGA